CGTTCGATAAACGCTTGACCTCACCCGAGGTAAAGTCCCGCAAGAACGGCTCCAGCAACTTGCCGCCGTCTGCGCCCTTCACCAGTAGCGGGCGACTGAACACTGCGGCCCGAACTTGAGCGGGCGCAGGAATAACCGACTCCCAACCAATATTAGACAAGCTGCGCGCCTCGAACTCGCTTTCGTATTCCGACAGATCGCCAAGCCGGTCAATTAGCTGACCCTCATATTCCCGAAAGATCGTCGACAGTTCGCTTCGCGTGGAGCGCACCAGACGCTCTAGGCGTGTGCGGCTGTAGCCGGTCAGATCGTCCGCGTCGAGGAGTCGACCCCTGAGTGTGTCATCCATGCGCCGCAGGAAGGTTGCGAATTCGACAACTTCGCCAGCCTTTAGACCCTCAAGCTGCACCGCATGGCGAATAGTCGTATCAGTTAGCGTCGCGTTCTGCATCGCCGTCGTCTAGATCAATGTCTACGCCGCCGTTTTCCTGCTCTAGCTCATCCAAGATGGTCTCGTTAGGCTTTTCAGGGTCAATCAGGCCCGCACGCTTGAAGCTAGCCAGCATGTCGGACGTGGGGATCGCCCCACCCTGCCAAGCGGCCACAATCGCCGTGATGCGCTGCGCGTCCATCTGATAGTCTAGGAAATCGCGCGACATTTCGAGAAAGACATCGGGCGGGCTGTTCATATACTCAGCAGCCCATCGCAGGGCCGTCGTGTACGCCTCAGAGACGTTTTCGACGATCAAAGAAAGCACACTGTGCTCAGACTCACGATCAGATTGCGCCTCGGTGGCGGTCTTCACGGCTTGGCCCTTAGTCACCAGACGCGCGCCAAGGGCGACCATCTGCTGCTCTTTCTGATTCATCGCCTCTTTCACGAGGCTATTGGGCTGCGCCTGCGCCATGCCGAACTCGCCGCCCTCGGGCAGCATGATCGGGGCACGCGATCCAATGTAGATAGTGCCCTGCTCCAGCACATCTTCGATCCAGTGCTGGTTAACCCCGCTGATCCACGGCTGAGGCTGGCCTGAGAAAAAACACGAGTCCTCGTAGTCTGCGGAGTTGCGGTAGTGGGCAAGGTTGACCACGGCCAGGTCAAGCAAGGGCGGATGGTCGATTGACGGGTTGTTATCTTGTGCGCCGATAAATACAAAAGGTATCCGGTCCCACGCCTGCCCGTTGCCCCGAGATGGCGCGTATTCTTCTACACGCTCAAAAGCCCCCGATTTCGGGGAACGGTACACCTCGACGACATATCGCTTGGGCCTGTCTTGCTGATAGATTCGGTTCTGTTTTTCGTCAAGCGTATACGGATGCTCAAGCTTTAAAACGCGGTACTGGTCTCGGGTCTCGACGCTGTAGCCGTCATCACCAACCAGCTCGACTTCCTCGTGAATAACCACCATCGCAAGCCGATGCGACGCGCCGACTTTCTCAGTGCGCCAATTGATAATCTGCTCAGGGCGCAATCCGATGATGTTCGCCCGAACACGACCCTCAGCCATGTCTGCGCGGGAGGCGCGGCCCTCGGTGTTTGGGTAGTCGACCCACAACGCATGACGGCCTTTTTTAAGCACAGAGGCCAGAGCCGCCTGCACCTGCTGAAGCAGGCCCACACCCTGCCCGTCAGAATCTGACAAAAGGTACTCAAGGCTACCAATCTCTATCTCGGGCGCCCGCTTGAAGGCAGCGCCCACCAGCCCCCAGAGCGTGCGGCCAGTTGCGTTATAAAACACCGCCCTAGCCAGGTAGTTTTGATACCGAAGCAGGTTGTCCTGCGACAGATCAACGGGGTTTGGCATCGGCAGATAACGCTTTTTCGTCGGCAGCAGATCAGCACGGTTCACCGAAAGCGTCGCCGTGTCGCGCTCCTTTACCGCACGCTCGCCCTTGACTACATCGGAGACCAGCTCCCAATCAGGAAGCGCCTTCTCGTAGTCTTTGCGCTTGAAGTCGATACTCAAAAAACCATCCTCAGGCGGGTGGAAGTTGCCGGCTTAGTCAGCGGGTTTCTCTGGTGCATGTAATAGCCCGCCGCATCAGTGTGATGATCCAGACCCTGCGTCTTGTCAGGCCCGCCATGCCTGTCGTAAGCCTGCTGCTCAAGGCAACGGACATAAGTCGGGCAGCGATCAGGGTTTACTAGGTAGTCACCCCGCTTAAAACTGGCGTTCATGCAATTAATTCGATCCCGAACGGGTGGATTTTTTTTCGGTGCCACCACGCGGAACTTATGCTCATGCAATATAGTGATGTCTGTCTTGCTGGCGTTTACTGATCGCCGACTATCGCCGCTGGCATCGGGGTATATCGTGATCGTTCGATCTTGGCCGAAAAGGTCGCGGATGATCCGACACATATCCGGCGTGTCGTAAGCGTCAACGATTTCATCAACAGCCCTCGGACTTCCCCCGCGCTCTACGTGAACGACTGCAGCCATCTGGCCGACGTTGAAGTCCATCCCGATATGCAGCGGCTCATCGGCACCTGCGATCTCGTTTGTCGCGTGTTTGCGCCGGTCGAATTCGCGGTACACCGTGCCGCTGGTGAGGTTTACGAACCGGCCCTCAAGGTACGCTTCCAGCAAGTGATCGGGGTAGGTGTCAGTCAGCGACTGTATATAGTCCTCGGGCAAATGCGGATTAGAACGGGTAGATGCCCGCACAATGCTGTAGCCCTCGGGCGGGTTCAGTTCCCACCGATCATAAACAAAGCGGAAGCCCTCAGGCGTCGTTGCCACCGCTGCCGTGTTGCGCTCGCCGTCAGGCTTTTTCTGCCGGTTTCTGGATAAGACGCGCCGCCATACATCCTCGGCTTTATCCCGCGTCAGCGTGTCCAGCTCGTCGACATCGGAATCGGCCACCTCGTAACCGATGATCCGCTCAGGGTTTTCCATTGACCGGAATATGATCTGGCCGTGCCCCTCAATTTCCAGCACGTTGTGGGGGTGCCGAGTCAGCCGGTAAGGAATACCAAGAGCTTCTAGCTTTTCTTCAAAACGGGGCCACGCGATCATCCGAATCAGATCATACGTAGGCTCGTAAAAAGCCCTGTCCATTTTTGGCAGGCGGATTTTGTTGATAATCGACCGAAGCACCAGCGCTTCAGTCTTTCCGCTACCGAACCCGCCCACAAAAGCGGGGTATTTTGACGAGCTGCGGATAAACCTATCCTGCTCGACCGTTGGCCGTATTTCCACCGAGAGACCCTCCCGGCTGGTGGTTTACTTTTCGATGATTTGCAGTGCGATTGAGCGGTCGTCGACCAGACCAGATGCGCTGTTCACGCGACAAGTTAGCTCATACGTGTAGCCGACCGTGCCACCAGCGGCCCTCGTCGTCGCCGTGTCACCGACTAGTGACGAGTCCGATAGGGTCAAGGCGTTATCGGGGCCGGTCACAGACCAAACCGCCGACGATAGGCTGTCGCCTGTAGACACCCAATCGCCCCAATCAAGCCCGAAGTCGAGGATTGCGTTGGGGTCTTTAGCTGCCGAATGGGTCGCCATTACGCAGACGCCGCTGTGCTCGTCACGGTGACGTTAAGCGTGTCGCCGTCGTCGAGCGCCTTGTCGCCGGCGCTGAAAGCCGCCACGCTGTAGAGCACGCCACTGGTGCCCGTATCGACGGTGCAGATGAACGCGCCACCAATGGTAGTGCCGTTGGCGTTGATCGCAAACGACGCACGGCTGGCGGAGTTGTCAACAGACCCGCCGGACACTGCGCCAAGGGTCAGAGCGGGTCGGTTGCCAGCGTAGGCAGTAACCTCGCTCCAACCAGCCTGCGACGCAAGCGTGTCAGCGGCGTTTACCGTAGGTGTGCCATCGGTCAGACCGACGAAAAAGCTGGCGGTGTAGCCGCTGCCCTTCAGGTACTTATCTAGGGCGTCGTTTAGACCCGCCGTGGTAATGAGGTTGCCCATCTCCTCAGCCCATTTCAGATTGCCATCGGCGTCGTATGCCTCAAGCTTGTAGCGATTGGTCAGTGACAGCGACCCTTGGGTTTTGGCAGACGCGTCTGCCCCCGCCGCGACGCGAACGTCGGACCGTGTAATCTCGTGCATGGTTATTCCTCGACTTTGAAAACCCTCGCGGGGGCGGAAACAGTGAAGGCGCGCACATCTGCGGACACCTCAAAAACCCTGCCGTCTGGCGTCTGGTATCCCGCTGTGATGGTGGAGCCTGTAAAGTCCACACCGCTGATAGTGGCGAATGACACGCCCGCCTGCGTGAGTGCCTCAGCCACAATCTCGGTCGCCAGCGTGGCATCGAGAACGACCGCTGCGTCGGCCTGCGCCTCGGCAACCATCTGGGATGACAGCTCAGCCGCTAGATTGACGCCAGCCTCTATGCTTGTGTCACCTATCGCCGTGACGCCATATTTGCTGTTTATGGTTATTGCGGCATCTATGCCCGTGAGAGCTTGGGCAGTGGCCGTCAGGCCAATAGACGCTGCGATCTGGGCAATTGACTGAGCCTCTGCCGTCGCTTGCGAGTCCATATTGAGGCCGAAAGTAACCAGCCCTTCGACTTCGCTCGCAGACTCCGCAGCGCCCGTAGTGGTCATACCAAGGCTAGCGGATGACGATTGCTCCCCCTCTGCCGTGGCCCCTGCTGATTGCGTGGTCCCTAGTGTCGCGTCTGACGTAATTGCCGCCGATACAACCAGTGCGCTTGTGGTGTTGTAGCCAAGGGACAGCCCAGCGGAAAAGTCGGCCTCAGACGTAGCGCCCGCAGCATTGGTCAGCGATAGCGTGAGCGCGTGGGTTTGGCTTGCCTCTGCTGTAGCGTCATTGGCCTGCGCTGCGGCTAGGTTCAGGCTGTAGCTAACAGATGCTTCGACCACCGTCGCCCCACCACCCCCCGCACTCGGCTCAGTAACCGCGTAGAAATACCCAGGGGCTGACTGGTTGGCGTGTTCGGTGGCTATCCAGTCCGCAGAAAGCGCGGAATAGCGGAGC